AAGCTTTGGTCTATACGTGACTGTAAGACTAGGCGTGTCATAGGTCACAATGATATTGTGGCCTTAGCAAACGTTAAACCTAAGGTGTCACAGGCAGGGCGTGAGCGTGTGTTGCGAGAAGGTCGCAAGAACGTACACGCAGGTCTTGAGGGTACTTTAATAGATTTGAACCACCTTGGTGATATGGTGGACATAACCACTTTTATCAGCAAGGACGATAAAATCACATATAACCCATATAAGTACACAGGTTTTGTTTACAAAGACGATGAGACAGTATATAGTGGTAGCTCAAATGCTTTGTTAGTGAATAGGAGTGTTTACGTATGAATATATTTTATCTACACCACAATGCTAGAGTTTGTGCAAAACTGCACTGCGATGTACACGTCAATAAGATGATACTCGAGTCTGCACAGCTGCTCTCGACAGCACACCACGAGCTTGGTAGTACTGCTCCGTACAAAACTACACACAAGAACCACCCTAGTGCTGTATGGGCTAGAGCGTCAGCCGCCAACTACCAATGGCTCTACAAGCTCTTACAGGCTCTCTCAGGCGAATACACAAAAAGGTATGGCAGGGTACATAAAACATGGGAACGTTGCTCAGAAGCTCTCTCACGGCCTCCTGAGGGCATCCCTGACCTGTTCTTTACACCACCACCTCAGTGTATGCCTGATGAGTGTAAACACAGCGGTGCTGTCATTGCATATCGTAATTATTACACACAAAAAAACCTTGACTGGATAAAAGTAGGTAGGCCTATGGTCTGGACTGGTGTTAATACTGCTACGTTGGAGATGCTTTATGATCGTTGATATGTTGTTTGGTGTTTTAATTTGTGTTATATTTGTTGTCTGGTTTAGTGATGATTGGAAGGAGTAATTGATATGAGTGGATACGAAGTTTGCAGAGATTGTGAGCACTACAGCGTTGAAGATACGGTACTTTGTCGCGATTGTGCAGAAAATGGTTTCATTGATTTGATGAATACTAACTCTACAGCACGGCTTGAGTGCTACACGGGTGAGTATTTTTATGACAACGTTGCTGAGATTGACAAGTTTACTGACGATATTTTCCAGTGTTGGTTCAACAACGATGCTGAGAAAGCAGGTAAACTAATCTTTAAACTGTTTAATGCTGAGCTTGAGCAGTTTCAACAAGAGGGTGAGTTATGAGGTGTGTTATTTGTAATGATGGCTTGACCGACTTTGAAGCTACTCGGAAGTATGCTGATACCCAAGAGTTTGTTGACATGTGTAATCACTGTTACAGTTATGTCAAGAGAAATATTCACACAACAGAACGTGAAGACCTGTTGACAGAGATGGATCATGCTGAACTTGACACACGTTACGATGACCTTGATGATTTATTTTCACTTGAGTCTTGACACAACAGAGAAGCAGGAGTATAATATAGTACTTAAGAGCTTGGTTAAGTTTTATTCTTATTTTAATTTAACGCTACCAACTAAAGTTTATATATAAACCTATATAGGAGTACGTCATGGACGGTTATGAGGATATGTTAGAAGCACACCGCTACCACACTCTAATGGAAGCCGCTCGTATTGCTGAGGATGTTGACCTTGACTTCTTTCTTGACCAGTTAGAAGAGCACTGTCGAGACCCACATCACGCTAATGCGTTCCGAGTAATGAAGATTATGTTGAGGAGAAATCCACGTGAGTTTTATACAAACACATCAACCCTGTAACGACTGCGGAAGCAGTGATGGTTTAGCTGTCAACGATGATGGTTGGAGTCACTGCTTTGTTTGTCAGACAAGGCGTAAGGTAGACAGCATAGGAGATCCTGTTGTGAGTACAGTAGTAAAGTTTGAACCTAAGTCTGGTAGTAACTACAGGTCTATACCATCTCGTAACATTAGTGCTGAGACGTGCAGAACTTATGGTTGCGTTACTGACGGTAGTAATTACATCTTCCAGTACCATGACCACACAGGGGCTATGGTTGCAGAGAAGATCAAGACACCTGACAAATCATTCAGCATCAATGGTGAGTGGAAGCAAGCGACACTGTACGGACAGCACTTGTTCAAGAAAGGTGGCAAGTTTGTTACTGTTGTTGAGGGTGAGATGGATGCGCTTGCGGCATACCAGATGCTTGGATCTAAGTGGCCTGTTGTGTCTATCCGTAATGGTGCGGCATCAGCACTCAAGGATTGTAAGAAAGAGTACGAGTGGCTCGACAGCTTTGATTCTATTGTTGTGTGCTTTGACAATGATGAGGCAGGACAGAAAGCTACCAACGAAGTAGCAGAGTTGTTCGGTGCTAAAGCTCGCATCATGCGTCACCGTCCCTCGATCAACAACATCAAGATCAAGGACGCTTGTGACTACCTTGTCGATAACTTAGGTAAAGAGTTTAGTGATGCTTGGTGGGCTGCTGATCAGTTTGTTCCTGACGGTATCATCCAAGGAAGCACATTGTTTGATCTTGTCATGAAGCCTGTCGAGGCTAGTGATGTGATGTATCCCTTTACAGGTCTCAACAAACTAACCTACGGCATACGCAAGGGTGAGCTTGTGACGATCACAGCAGGGTCAGGCTTAGGTAAATCACAGTTTGTGCGTGAGATTGTGTGGCACATTCTTGAGAAGACTGAGGACAACATTGGATTACTATTCTTAGAGGAGAGCACACGCAGAACAGGACTGAGTATCATGTCACTGGCCGCTAACAAGCCACTGCACCTACCAGACTGTGAAGCAACAGATGATGAAAAGATTACAGCCTATGAGAAAACTCTTGGAACAAACCGTCTCTACCTGTTTGATCATTTTGGTAGCACAACTGTCGATAATATTATTAATCGTGTGCGTTATCTCGCAAAAGGTCTTGGATGTGAGTACATCTTCTTGGATCACATCTCGATTGTCGTGTCTGCACAAGGCTCTGGTGACGAGCGTAAGGCCATTGATGAGATAATGACAAGGCTACGTATGCTCGTGCAGGAGACAGGCATAGGTTTGATCTGTGTGAGCCACCTGAAGAGACCTGATGGCAAAGGACACGAGGAAGGTAGTGCAACTAGCCTGTCACAATTACGTGGAAGTGGGGCGATTGCACAATTAAGTGACATGGTGTTAGGACTAGAACGTAACGGTCAAGCTGATGATCCTATCGTTCGTAACACAACACACGTTCGAGTACTAAAGAACCGATTCAGCGGCATCACAGGTAAGGCTTGTGACTTGCTATATGATTTAGGTACTGGTAGAATGAGCGAACACATACTAGAGGATAACCTGTGATTGTACTGGATATTGAAACCAACCTAGCTCACGACACTATTTGGTGTGCTGTTACGTATACAGAAGAAGATAGCTTTAAGGTCTGGACTGAGGACAATAACGCATTCTTTCAAGAGTATTTAAATGACAATGCCCCTATCGTCATGCACAACGGTATCGGTTTCGATGCTCCTGTACTACGTGAACTGTGGGAAATTAATATCTACCCATCTCAAGTGATCGACACTCTTGTGCTGTCGCGTTTGTATAAACCTGACATTGAAGGCGGTCACTCACTTAAGGCATGGGGACAACGACTGAGAGGTGATGATGGTAAGATTGACTTTACTGACTTTGAGTCAGGGTATTCAAAAGAGATGGTCAAGTATTGTAAACGTGATGTTGATCTCACTCACGCTCTATATCGCCACCTCACTGCTGAGTTGAACGGTCTTGGTTTCTCTCAACAGTCCATTGACCTTGAACACGCTGTAGCAATACAGATGTGCAAGCAAGAGCGCAATGGTTTCTTGTTGGATGTTCGCGGCGCTACTGATCTACTGACAATGTTCAAGTCTCGCATGGCTGAGATTGAAGAGCAGATGCAGGAGACTTTCCCACCTATTGTGACAGAGCGTTGGAGTGAGAAGACAGGTAAGCGTCTCAAGGATCATGTTGAGGTCTTCAATGTTGGATCACGTCAGCAGGTAGCTAAGAGACTCGAGAGCCTTGGTGTCAAGTGGAAGCGTGTGACAGAGACAGGCAGACCTGTAGTTGATGAAGGTAGTCTCGCTGAGCTAGATCTACCAGAGGCTAAGCTAGTGGCTGAGTATCTTATGCTGCAGAAGCGTGTTGGTCTAGTTGATAGTTGGATCAATGCTGCTGATGACGACAACAGAGTACATGGTAGAGTAATCAGCAACGGTGCTGTTACAGGACGCATGACACACAGCAGTCCTAACATGGGACAGATACCGTCAGTGTCTAGTCCTTATGGTGTAGAGTGTCGCAGTCTATGGACAGTACCTGAGGGATACAAACTTGTTGGTTGTGACCTGAGTGGTATTGAGTTGCGTTGTCTAGCACACTACATGAAAGACCCTGAATGGACTCGTGAGCTACTTGAGGGCGACATCCACACCAAGAATCAACAGGCCGCAGGATTGCCTGAGAGAAGCATGGCAAAGACTATGATCTATGCTACACTCTACGGTGCAGGTGCTGCAAAGATTGGATCAATTGTTGGAGGAGGTGCAAAAGAAGGTGAACAGATACTTGAGAACTTCTATGCGAACACGCCAAAGCTTAGAGAACTCCAGACGTTGGTGGGTAGTCTTGCAAGAGAAGGACACATCAAAGGTCTTGACGGCAGGAGACTGCACATCAGATCAGAAAGAGCCGCACTCAACACGCTCCTCCAAAGCTGTGGCGCAATCATAGCTAAGCAGTGGTGTGTTGAGATACACAACAGGCTACGGCAACAGGGTTTACAAAGCTCTGTAAAGCAAGTAGCCTTTGTTCATGATGAGATACAGATGGAGGTGAAAGAAAATGTAGCAGAAGTCGTTGCTAAGATCATGGAAGAATCAGCAACAGAAGCAGGGAAGCAGTTAGGATTCAGAGTTCGCGTAGACGCTGAGTCTAAAATTGGTAATAGTTGGTATGATACGCATTGACAAAAGCTTCGTATTCCTGTATAATATACAGCGTATATTGAAGTTAATATATTAACCCTAGGAGAATACTTTATGAACAAAGTACCTGTAGAATTAAACAACGTAACTCTTTACTGGGCTTGCTTGCAAGAGCCAAACACACTATCAGGAAAGTATCAGGTAGACCTGTGTCAGCTTAACGAAGAGCAGGTAGGTGTGCTTGAGGACATCGGTGTCAATGTCCGCACCAAAGGTGACGACCGTGGATACTTTGTAACCGCCAAGTCTACGAAGTTTCCTATCACCGCTTACATGAAAGACGGTGGTGTCTTTGAAGGTATGGTAGCGAATGGATCAAAAGCTAATGTAAAAGCAGAGGCTTATGAGTGGTCTCACGCACCTACTAAGCGCAGTGGTTGGGCTGTAGGAATCAAGATTGGAGGACTAACTCTCACTGACTTGATTGAGTACACACCAGAAGCTGTAGCAACTGAGGAAGCTTTGTGAAGCTTCTCATTGATGGTGACATCCTCACATACAGAGTAGGCTTTGCTTACGATGATGAGGACTTTGCTCTCGCTCGGCATAGGCTGGGCGAGACCATTGAAATCATATGTGAAGAGTTAGGCAGTGAAGACTTTGAGTTGTTCATCACAGGCAAGACTAACTTTAGAAATGACTACGCAGTCACCGCGCCTTACAAAGGCAACAGAACAGGCAAGCGTCCTGTACACTACGATGCACTGCGAGAGTACATGCTAGAGATTGGTGGTGTTCTTGTTGAGGGACAAGAAGCTGATGATGCTATTGCTATACGCGCAACAGAGCTTGGTAAAGATAAGTGTTTCATTGTCAGTATTGATAAAGACTTTGATCAGGTTGAAGGATGGCACTACAACTTTGTCAAGAAGCAACAATACTACATCAGTGCAATGCAAGGGGTTCTTAATTTCTACATGCAGTTCTTAACAGGTGACCGTATTGATAACATCATTGGTGTTAAAGGCATTGGTGCTGTTAGGGCTAAGAAGTTGTTAGAGGGCAAGACAGAGCGTGAGATGTTTGAGATCTGTGTTGAGAAGTTAGGGAGTGAAGAGAGAGCTGTAGAGAATGGTATCTTATTGTTCCTGCGGCGGCATGAAGGGCAGATCTGGACACCGCCACATAAGGAAGAGGTCAATGAAGAAGCGAACGAGAAAGAACGTACCGAAGGGGTTTGATAGTTGGCTTGAGTACGACTTGTCTAAGGAGCTGAAGCAGTGTCAGTACCACACAGAGAAGATACCGTACATACAACATAGGACATACGAACCAGACTTCATATTCTATGATGAGCAAGAGGAAATCCTAAGCTACATTGAAGTGAAGGGTAGGTTCAGAGACAGGAACGAGGCTAAGAAGTATGTCGATGTTAGAGATAGTCTTAACCGTACTGTTGATTTTGACTTTGTTCACGAGCTGGTATTTGTATTCCAGAATCCAAGAACTCCAATGCCTTTTGCGAGAAAGCGAGCAGACGGAACTAAGTTTACGATGGAGGAATGGGCAAATAAGAATGGTTTCACTTTCTACACACCATCGACTGTACCAAACAAGTGGAGGCATAAGACATGATAACCGTCAAGCCAACTGAAGAACAGAAACAAGAAGCTATTAGACGCTCCAAAGAATTAGGACACATTCGCAACAGCATTATGCAAGGAACTAGAAATGCTATTGGTTTTCTTGGAGAGATCGTAGTTGCTGATATCTTAAATGCAAAACATGAGGGCTGTAAAGATTATGACATGATATCCAAAGCAGGAGATAAAGTAGAATGCAAGACGTTTACAAGTACTTACAAGCCTAAAAGTAATTTTGAATGTAACGTCATGGCTAAGTCAACACACCAACAGTGTGACATATATGTCTTCAGTGGTTACAGCAAGAAGAACTCTGAGCTGTATGTTTGTGGGTATCTTAAGAGAGAAGACTTTTACAACAAAGCAAAGCACGTAAAGAAAGGAGATAAAGCAGAATCTAACGGACTTGTATACCGATCAGACGGTTATATAGTAACGGTTGGAGAGCTTAATCCTATAGAGGATCTACTATGAAACACTTAGTTATTCCTGACACACAGGTTAAACCTGATGGCAACCATGACCACCTACGTTGGGCAGGACAGTACGCTGCTGACAAGAAGCCTGATGTGATTGTACATTTAGGCGATCACTGGGACATGCCTAGCCTGTCAAGCTACGATGTTGGTAAGAAGAGCTTTGAAGGTAGACGCTACACCAAGGATGTTGAAGCTGGTATTGATGCCATGCTTGCATTCCTAGAGCCTATCAGAGCAGAGCGTGAGCGACTTCGTATCAACAAGAAGAAGCAGTGGCAACCTAAGATGGTATTCTTACTTGGCAACCACGAGCAACGCATTGAGAGAGCGATAGAGTCTGATGCAAAGCTAGAAGGACTGATGAGCTATGACGATCTGATGTTGCCTGAGATGGGCTGGAAAGTTGTACCGTTCCTAAAGCCTATCATTATTGATGGGGTAGCATACTGCCACTACTTCTGTTCTGGTGTAATGGGTAGACCTGTAACGAATGCTAACCTACTCCTACAAAAGAAGATGATGTCGTGTGTGCAAGGCCACGTGCAAGACCGTGACATAGCTTATGCAAGACGTGCAGATGGCGCTAACATTACTGGTCTGTTTGCTGGTATCTTTTATCAACACGATGAAGAGTATCTTAACCCACAGACAAACGGTAGTTGGTCAGGCATCTGGATGTTGAACGAAGTAAACAACGGTAGTTTTGATGAGCTGCCTGTATCAATTAATTATCTCCGTAAGAAGTATGGTAAGGATGCGTCATGACATTCAATGATCTGTGTGACAAACTAAAGTTACTGCCAGAGATTGACTTGCTGGAGGTACTTGAGATATCATCAGAAGATATCGTGTATAGGTTTGAAGATTTTATTGAAGCAAAGCGTGACTACCTTGAAGATGAATTAGAAGTAGAGGATATATACAACGATGACGAGATTGAATGACGCAACACCAGAGCAGTGGGATGCAGTAACAAAACCTAAGCACTACAACACTGGAGGCATTGAAGCCATTGATTATATCAAGCAACAGTTGGGTGATGGGTTTATTGAGTACTGTGAAGGCAACACCCTGAAGTATCTTCACCGCTGGCGATACAAGGAACATCCTGTGCAGGATCTGAAGAAAGCTAAGTGGTATCTAGACAGAATGATTGAAGCAGTAGACGAGGTAGAGAATGGACTTTAATGAATATCAAAAGAAAGCACAGGAGACAGCAATCTACACAGACCGTTTGTACCCTGTAACGTCACTCATGATTGAAGCTGCAGAGGCCGCTGACTTGTTTGTCAAGCCTCTGTTGCGTGGTGACGCTGTTGACATTGACCGTACTAAGGTGGTGTCTGAGCTTGGTGATGTTCTTTGGAATCTAGCTAATGTAGCAGCTGACCAAGGTGTTAAACTAGAGGACATTGCTGTGTTCAATATAGGAAGCTCAAGTCACGCATGGCTCGTGGTGTCATCCAAGGTAGCGGTGGAGATCGTTAAGGAAGTGGGATATATAGACTGATATGGTGCAGAAAGTGTCCATAAAGTCCCAGTTTTTAGACACGAGGATGTCTATATGGCTATAAAATTACTGTTTTTGGACACAAAAAGCGAGTGGTCATTATATTAAGCATATAACGGTCATATGTTAAGTAGATAGATCAATTTGGAGGGTGAGTGATGGACATTCCAAACAGTATCAAAAATGCTGATCGTGATACTCTTGAGAAACTCGCTTGGGGTTGGTACAAAGACCTGTGTGATATGGAGCGGAAAGCAAACTGCAAGTTGGTCAATCGTGTTGAAGTGATCGATGGTCACGGCCGAAGTTATGTAAATCATCTAGAAGAGGACGAGTTTGTTTGGTTATCGTATCAGGACGATGGGCGAACACTGAAAGTGTTTGTTGATTTCCATTTAGAGGTTGAGCAATGAAAGAGTACAAGTACGCAATCGTGAAGTTTAATGGCGGTCGTGGTGCATTACTCTGTAACCAGTGCAGCGTTATTATTGATTATGGCTTTAAGCACAAAGACGTTAAGCACTATTGCAAAGACTGCAAGAAGGTGAGAAATGAAGAAAAGAAAAATAGCATGGTACTTGACCGTGACAGTGATGTGTAGTATAATGATAGCCTACGGAATAACTAACGGAGTATGGACATGAAATCAATAACGGTTGAGTTTGATGTTAGTCCTTGGTTGGATGAAGAGGGCTTAACAGTTTGTTTGTTTGTTGGTGAGTCTGCTGAAGCACTAGATGTGAACTTTAGTTTAGAAGAGTTGATTGATATAGAACTAGAATCCCACACAGTTGCTGGTAAGATAATTGATCCTAGAGAATTACAAGGTTTTGTTAAGTCTTTGAGAAAAGCGTTTAAGTACGCAGAGAAACGAGTGAAGGAGTTATCATGAAAGTAATAGATGGAGATTTTAAACGAGGTAAGGAGGAGAGACCTTTGGTGGACAAGTTAGCTGAGGCTACGGCAGAGCTACTGAACAGCACAACAACCAAAGGTAACTTCATTCTAATGGTAGAGACAGATGAAGGTCAGGTTATGATTGCGTCAGACCTGTACGCTGACGAGATTAACTATCGTCTTGACATTCTTAAGTACAACATTATTTCAGGATCATTTGCACAAGGAACTATTCACTAATGGATAACTATCATAATATATTTCAGTTTTATGTGTACACCTATCGTGATGAAGAAGATGAGGTAGTTTATGTTGGACACGGATGCAAAGGACGAGCTTGGCATTGTGGCTACATGCGTGGAGATACGCTAGAGCGACAAGAGTGGAAAGAACTACAGATAAGTAAAGGACTGCTACCTTGTGACTGGGTTCAGATAGAAGAAAGAGGCATGACAAAACAGGCGGCTATGAACATGGAGAAGGCACTAATTGCTGCTCTTAGCCCAGTCCTTAACCGCATCAATAATCCAAACTACAGTAGGTCTGTTGTGTCACAGGACGAAATAAACAGATGGATTAAGTTACGACAAGACGGTTTAAGTTATAAAGACATAGCAGAAACCACTAATTTTACAACTATGACAATATGGAGAGCATTGAATGAAGCAAACTGAACTAGGTGTTTATGAATCCTATATTCACAAATCTCGTTATGCACGTTACATCCCTGAAGAGCAACGCCGTGAGAACTGGGACGAGACAGTAGCACGTTACTGCAACTACTTCAAAGACCGTGGTCAACTCAAGGGCAAGGACTACGATGACGTATACAGCGCTATCCTGAACTTGGAAGTCATGCCCTCTATGAGAGCTTTGATGACTGCAGGAGCTGCACTAGACCGTGACAACGTAGCAGGGTTTAACTGTAGCTACCTACCCATTGACCACCCACGTGCCTTTGACGAGATGATGTACATTCTTATGTGCGGCACAGGTGTAGGTTTTTCTGTAGAGCGCCAGTACGTATCTAAATTACCAACAGTATCAGAGGATTTCCATGAAACAGAAACAACAATCACAGTCAGCGACAGCAAAATTGGATGGGCAAAAGCCTACCGAGAACTCGTCAGCTTATTATATAGCGGCCAGCTGCCTAGCTGGGATACGTCAAAGGTGCGACCTGCTGGAGCAACACTTAAAACATTTGGAGGAAGAGCTAGTGGAGCTGAACCCCTCATTGATCTGTTCAAATTTACAGTTGAAGTTTTCAAGAAAGCTGCAGGAAGAAAGCTTAGCAGCATTGAATGCCACGATATCTGCTGCAAAATCGCTCAGATCGTGGTTGTTGGAGGAGTCCGTAGGAGCGCCCTCATCAGTCTCAGCAACCTCACAGACGACCGCCTCCGCAGAGCCAAGCACGGCCAATGGTGGGTAGATGAGCCACAACGAGGACTTGCTAATAATAGCGCATGTTACACAGAGAAGCCTGACTTTGAGGCTTTCCTAAATGAATGGACAAGTTTATATGAATCACGATCAGGCGAACGAGGTATCTTTAGTCGAGTGGCAAGTCAGAAACAAGCTGCGAAGAACGGTAGACGAGATAGCGACTGGGACTTTGGCACAAATCCTTGCTCAGAAATTATCCTCAGACCCAACCAATTTTGTAACTTGTCAGAAGTTGTTGTCAGGTCTGACGACACATACGAGTCTCTGCGAAGGAAGGTACGAGTTGCAAGTATCCTTGGAACTCTCCAAGCTACCCTCACAGACTTCAGATACTTACGAAAAGTCTGGCAACAAAACACAGAAGAGGAAGCTCTTTTGGGAGTAAGCATGACAGGCATCCTTGACCACCCTGTGTTGGCTATGAAGGACGATGGGGGTCTGTGGTTTAACAACGGTAAGCGTTTGCCGCTTAGTGAAGTACTTGAGGAGCTAAAGAATGAAGCTATTGCAACCAATAAGGAATGGGCTGGGAAGTTGGGTATCAACCAGAGCGCTGCAATCACGTGCGTTAAACCGTCTGGTACAGTCTCACAACTGGTGGACAGTGCTAGCGGTATTCATGGTAGATTTGCTGACTTTTACATTCGCCGTGTTAGGGCTGATTCACGTGATCCACTCTGTGGTGTACTAGAGGCCGCAGGAGTCCCTGTAGAGAACGATAACCTATCACCCTCTACCAAGGTATTCTCCTTCGTTAAGAAAGCTCCTGAGGGCGCTGTGATAGCCTCAGAGCAGACAGGGCTGGAGCAGTTAGAATTATGGACTATGTATCAGGAGCATTGGTGTGAGCATAAACCAAGCATTACAGTTTATTATAGAGACAGTGAGTTCCTTGCTATTGGTAACTGGCTATATAATAATTTCGATAGTGTTAGTGGCGTTAGCTTTTTGCCTTACTCTAATCATACCTATGAGCAAGCACCATATGAAGCAATTACGGCAGAACAATACGAAGAACTCGTAAAAGCAATGCCTGATGAGATTAACTGGGACTTGAATGAACAGGAGGATGTTACTGAAGGATCACAAGAACTAGCCTGTGTTGGTGGAGCTTGTGAGATAGCATAGGGTTAATATATTAACCTAAAGAGAGGGGGCTTTCGCCCCCTTTTTAGTATCCTAGTCGCTTCTCTAAAGCTCTTCTATCGTCCTTAGCTTTCTTCTCGTTGTACTGTTCCTTACCACCTAAGAAGTGGTAGTAACCTAGCTCACCAACAACAGGTATACGAGGAAGCACAGCCTTAGCAAACCTATCTACAGCTGCTTGTTTCTGTTCAGGGGTGTCTTGATCTTCAGGAAACATTGCAGAGTAGCCTGACGTAGCGCCTGATAGAGCAATGTCCAAGATAGGTGGAGTTAATGACGTACCAACAAACCCACCAAAGTTACCTTGGCTTAGGTTCTTGTCGCGTTGATACTTGTTCATAAACGCAAGAGACCAGAAGAAGTTAGAGAACTCCTCACCAAACGTACCTGAGTCAGTGTCCTTACCTAGCAACATATCACGAGCAGTCTGAACAGTCGCGTTACCGCCACCTACTAAGAGGCTGTAGCGTATAGCTGCTTTAGTTCC